AACTGCGGGTTATGGCGTCATAAAGGACGTTGTCCGTGATCGTGTGGAGGACAACCTTGTCCTTAAAAGATGGGGCCTGGACCAGCCGTTTCTTTGGCTCATAAACATAGAACAGCTCAAACTTTCCGGGGCGGTGCCGCTTCGCTTTCAGATCGTCCGATAGGTCTTGTGTATTCTCTAAAACCTCTGCCTCATATTGGGCCGTTGCCGGTTTCTTTGTCTTGCGCTTTCTGGCCTCTAAAAAGCCGTTGTATAGGACCTCAAATTCGCATAGTTCCTGATAGGTCATTCGCCTGGGTCCCTTCTTCCTCCAGCCGGGGGTGCAGGGGAGGCTCCCCGGCTGGCTGTCCTCCTAACGCTGGCCGCCTCCCCTCGGTAGCTCGCTGCGCCCCGTAGGGCGGCAAGCCTCAGCGTGATGTATTTATCGTCGGCCCGTGGGCCTCCGAAAGGATATAGCTCCCTTTGATTAGATGGTGTACTGCTTTCGGCCTCTTTACGGGGCTTACTTGTCCTAACGTTCCATCAGAGCGGGGCGGATGCCATAGGTGTTGGTGGCATCGTTGTTGTTGTAGTCGCCATTGGAATTGACGTTCCACACGTTGTTGGTGTTGTTGGTGTTCGGGGAGCGGAGCCACCAGTTGGTGGCGGAAATGAGCTATACCCTAATACAAGGCGGTTGGTCCGCCGTGCATCCTCATTCTCCGGCCTTATACTGCCGGATGGCCTCTTTTACCAGGGCCGTCTGCTGCCGGTCCCTTTCGGCCTGTGCCTGTTCACGGAGCTTTTTGGCTCTGCCGCCGTCGTTCTTGCGCCACGCTCCGGCCATAAATTTAACGTCCGTCACCTTCCGGGTCCAAAGACCGACCTTTGTCTTGCTGATAATTCCATCCTCAAGGCAAACGGTGATATACTCCAAAAGGAGGGAGCAGCCGTCAAGAACGGCGTCAATCTTGCGGAGGCGGCTGTCGTACTCGGTAAGGAAATGGGTGTTGTTGGCGGCGTGTACGTCTAAAAGGATTTGCTTGGCAATATCCCGCATATCCTGGCCGTAGAGCCTAAAGGTGCTTTTGGTAAATCCCTCTTTCCTCTTGCGGTCTATGGCGTTGATGGCCTGGGAGCAGACCTCCCTTGCGTCCCGGATATCCTCAAGGGCGGCGATCTTGTGTAGAATCGTTCTAACGTCTTGAGGGTTAATATCATCGGTGACAACTCTTGTTTCCCGTTTGGTATGTTTCAAAAGCTCCCTTGCTTTGACGCCTAACAGAAATTCCTTTTCGGCCATCCTGCGCCCTCCCGGTTAAAATTCCACCCGTTTTTGGGCGGCGTTCCAGACGCCCTCAATGCGGAGTTTGCTCAAGTCCTCAAAGGTGGCCGTGAACGGGTTCCCGCTGACCTCCGTGTTATAGCGCAACTCCATAAGGGACATTCTGGCGTCCATAGCGTTGAAATCCGCCTTAATGGCCGGGTGGGCCTGGGGGTCCGTGTTGTGGGCGTCGATCTGCGCCTGGGCCTGGACCAAAAAGGCCGGGAGCATAACGCTGGTGCAATATGCCCCTACGTCCTCCGCCGTCATGAACGCCTCCGGGGAATAGTCAATAATGACCTCGGCCCCCTCCCCGATAGTAATGCTGATCGGGTACCGCCGGACGTCCAGGCCGGTGGTGCTGTATGCGCTCACCCACTGGGGGTAGTCACCCAGGACGCCGTAGCAGAGCATAACCTCGCTGCCGTCTTCATCCTGGGCAAAGACGCCAAACTCCCTGATCCAGAAGCCGTGGTCAAGGCCCCCGTTAAGGTCGGAGCGGTATTCCACGGTCATGTGTACCGTGTCGCCGTCGTAGGTCGGCTCATTGGAAGTACCGGCGGCGACCGGCTCCACGAGGTCCTCAAGGTCGCCGGGAAAAACTTCATCCGGGCATACCCCCTGCCCCATCATGATTCTGGAAATCTTGAGGGGTATCTTTGCCGCCAGGATTTTGGCGATCAGTTCCCGGCCCCGCCGGGGGATGGTGCATCCGTATTGGCTCATTTTTTCATTCCTCCAATTCTGGCAGTCTGGTTTCGCTGATATTTTGCAGGGCGGCGGTGGCCTTGCCCTTACAAACGGCGGTTAATGTGGTGCTGAAATCCTCAAGCCGTGGGAGCCTTGTCTCTGTGACCGGCAGGAGCGGCCTTACGCTGATACGCTGGACGGCTCTCATATCGTGGGGCGGCAATTCCTCAAGGAAGGGGAGGGCCGTCTCTGTGACCGTCTGGACCGCCGCTGTGGCGTGTTCTATCAGCTCCGGCATAACGGTGGTGTCGTTCTCCTTTAGGGCCGGGAGGGCCGTCTCTGTGACGCTCTGCAATGCTGCCGAGGCCCTGCCGAAAATGGCGGCGGTAGCAAAAACCGGCTCAAGGGTTGGGAGGGTGGTGCTTTGCGGCCCGTCCCCCAGGACGGGGGTAAGGTGGACAAGGTTGCCGGGAAAAACCGGCTCAATTTCCGGGAGGGTGGTTATGGGCATCGGTTTCCCCAAAAACGGGGTTATATAGACCTTGCCCTCCATCTCCAAATAAGTAATGATGCTGTCAAGCCAGCTTGTGAGCCGCTTCACGCTGGCAATCATGCGGCGTAATTCCTCCACCATTTTCGGGGTAATCATCCCGGCTATGGGGATGTTCACCTGGAAATGGTGCGGCTCTCCGCCATAGTTAAACCATTCATCAATACCGCCGTTGCCGAAAACCGCCTTTATAACCCAGTCAACCGCCGCCGGGGTCCCCAGGCTGGCGTAATAGGGCAGGGTCCCCTTAATCAAGGTCCGCTTTGTTTCCAGGGGGAGGCTGTCCTCATAGGCCGGGGTCCGTAGCTCAACGGCCAAATAGTCCAGGATTCTTTCCTCCAAACTGTCAACAGCGGCCATGAGCCGGGTCCGCTCTACAAGGGCCAAAATGCGGCGTTTCTCCTGCAGGACGGCGTAGGCGATGGCTATTGTTTCCGGGTTGTGCCGGAGGCTGTTTCTCAAGAGGTCGGTGATCTGGCCGTCGTGGATGTTAATCATCTTCAAGCCCTCCATAGGACACCTTTACGGTGCCTACCTGGGCGACCTCCGTGTCCCCTATGGGGGCATATTCGGGGCTTGCAACGATGGGCCGTTTTGCCCCGGCCTCCCGTATGCGCCGGACAAGCTCCGAGGGGTTAATATCCCGGCCTATTTCCATGGTCTGCCACCTGTTGTAGGCTGCTACGGCCTCCGCCACCCGGCCCTGTATGGCGGTGGCCTGGGCCTTGTCGGAGCGACCTATGTAGTAGGTCAGCTCAAGATCATAGGTCCTCACGCCGGGGGCCGAAACCGTTACAAAGTCGGTCATGGGCCGGACCTCTCGGTCCCGGAGAAATTCCTGCAAGCCCTCTATAACCTCTTGCCCCGGCAGGGTCCCGTCCCGCATCAGGATGTAAACCTCCGCCTTTCCGGCCTCTTGCAAGGAAACGGGGCGCACCGAGCCGATATCCGTGTTGTAGGTTTTGGCCCAGTATGTATAGGCGTCCTGTGGTCCGGCGGTGCTATAGCCGGAGGGGGCTAAATAGGTCCGCTCTGCGAGGCTGGTATCGTCCTCCAGGTCGGTGCCGTCGGAGGTGTCGGTTATGTTCTCTACGCTCTCAACGTATGGGAGCGGGTCCACCAGCACGTTGATCTGGCCCTTTAGGAAATTGTTTCCCTCAATGCCGACCTTTGTGCAGATGGCGTCAACGTCTACAAACCCGGCCCCGGCGGGGGCCTCCGCATATTCCTCCGTCAGAAAATAAACGCCGTCCCCGTTGGTGGCCCTGGTACCCGCCGGGATGCCGATGGCGTAGTCCCGGACCGCCGAAAGGGTAAAGCGGAGGGTTGTCCGGGCCGTTGTGGCCTGCTGCCGGGTAACTCTGCGGTTTCCGGCGAGACTGTCCAAAAACTCTCCATAGCTGTATTTCAAAAGGTCCTGTTTCCCGGCCCGGTCCACGTATTGCTCAATCTGGAACAGGTCCAGGGCTATGGCGTAAAGCTGTACCCGGTTCGGGTCCGCCGCTCCGAGGCTTACCGTCTTGCCGGTGACCTCTTTGTAGCGTTTCTCATAATTGGCGACAAGCCGCTGCATCATGGCGTCCAGGGTGTCGTTCTCAATAAAAGAAACGTCCGGCAGGTCGAAAACCGATTTTAGAAGGTTATCCAATGGCAAGCACCACCTTTGCTCTTAATTTCCCCTCTGCCCCCTCCGCCTGGAAGTCAACCCCCGTAACCCGCACCCGTGGCTCCCACTGCTCTACCGCCTCAATGGCGGCGGCGGTAAAGAGGCCCTTTGCGATATTGGGGTGGAAGTCCAAATAGGCAACGTCAAGGCCGAAATCCCGGTATAGGGGGCAAGTGCCGACCGGGGTCAATAGAAGGGTGTGAACGTTGCGGACGATCTCCTTGCGGACGGCGGTATCGCTCTCCCCGTACTCAGGGAGATCGTCCGAAACGTTCACACC